ATTAGCATCCACGAGGCCGTATGCGTGGAGCGTTATGCTGCCATCACCGACCCGCTTAAGCGGATTGAGATGGTCATGTTCTCAACTGCCGGGGCATTGATCCTGGGGTTGGCCACAATCGCATGGACCGTGGCTGTTAGCCGATGAGCGACAAACTTAACACCATCATCCTACTGGTCGTCATCGGCACCCTGTCGCTGACCATGACCGCTGTGATTTTCGTGTTGCTGGCCGGTCTGTTCCACAATGTTGTCGATAACACCGAGATTTTCAAAATCCTGGGACCGGCGTTCCAGACCATTGTGGGCGCTTTCGTCGGCGTCCTTGGCGGCAGAGCGATGAAACAAAATGAAACTAAGTGAGCACGTCACTCTTGAAGAGCTGACCAAAAGCCAGACCGGCGAGCGGCTTGGCCTCGACAACACTCCGCCTGAAGCCGAGCTCGAGGCGCTGAAAGCCGTCTGTGAGCATATCGTAGAAAAGGCCCGCGCGCACTTCGGTAAGCCCATCCACATCAACAGCGGCTATCGAGGCCCCGCGCTAAACAAGGCCGTGGGCGGCGCATCCAGCAGTCAGCACTGCAAGGGCCAAGCGGTCGATATGGAAATACCCGGCGTGCCCAACGGAGACCTCGCCATCTGGGTGCGGGATAACCTTGAGTTCGACCAACTTATCCTTGAGTGCTATAAGCCGGGCGTCCCCACCTCTGGGTGGGTGCATTGCAGCTACAAGGCTGGCGGTGGAAACCGCAAGGAAGTTCTCACAGCGTCAATGGTCAACGGCAAGATGACCTACGCCAAGGGTATCCATCCATGAAGCAGATCGCCATCCTCGCCGCTGGGCTAACGGCCCTCTCTGCTCCGGCTTACGCTCACAGCTATCAAATCTGCCACCAGCAGTTCGCGCTCTGCGCCGCCTCGTCCAGCACGCCGACCGGCAAGATGATCACGGTCAACGTCCAGGGGGGCGGCACAGCCCAGTATCCTGAGATGGTCGCCGTCTGCCCTGTGTTGAACGGCCCGTCGATTGCCGACGTGACCGGCGGCAACATGAAGGGCTCGTGCGATCAGCCCGGCCCCAATCAGGTCTGGTCGCTGTACCAGTACCGGGACAAGTTCCCGCAGGCCCCCAACTGGTTGCGCAGCGACAAGGCCACGATCCAGACCTTCACGACGAGCGTCGGCAACGGCATCTCGAATATGTTCAGTTTCGCCTGCACCCTGGAACCCAAGCGAGCGGGCAGCGTTAAGCTGGCCAAATGCTATGGCCCCGCAGACGAAGACGTGGCCGGTGCGCCTGTTCCGCCGGGTACGCTAGTGGTTACGCAGGCACCCGTGGGCGCTACCTATCCGGTCAGCGGCCCGATCCCTCAATAAGGAGACACCCATGTTTGGTATTCTACGGGGTAAGAAGACCTACGTCGTCGCCGCTCTGTCGATCCTCGGCGCGGGCGCGGGCTACGTCACCGGCGACGCTACTGCTATCCAAGCGGCGCAACTGGTTGCTACCGCGCTTCTGGGCGCGGCTTTGCGGAGCGGTATGCGCTAAGGCCACCGCAGGGGCAGCCGTGACAGGCCGCCCCCGGTACGGTATAAAAACCGCTTGACGGTCGAAGCCTCGTGTAAGGTTGCGGCGTCCATCACCCACCAGTAGGTGCTGTATGGCGACCACGATGACCTTCACGACGCTCCAGCAGGACGTGCGTCGTTATCTTGAGCGCGGCGCCACTCTCGCGTCGGACGCCGTCGTCTACGAGCAAATCCCGCGCCTGATCAATCTGGCCGAACGCCGGATCGCTCGTGAACTGAAGGTCCAAGGGTTCATCAACGTCGTCACCGACACCCTGACCCCCGGCCAGTCGGTCTATCAGAAGCCCGACCGCTGGCGGGACACCGTCTCGATCAACATCGGCGTCGGCCCGACGATGAGCAACCGCAAGACGGTGTTTACACGCTCTTACGAGTACCTGCGGTCCTACTGGCCCGACGAGAGCCAGACCGCTGAGCCGGTCTTTTACGCCGACTACAACTACACCAACTGGCTGATCGCTCCGACGCCGGACGCTGCGTACCCCTTCGAGGTGCTGTATTACGAGCTTCCGGTCCTGCTCGACGACCAAAACCAGACGAACTGGCTGACCGACTACGCCCCGCAACTGCTGCTCTACGCCTCCCTGCTGGAGGCGACGCCGTTCCTCAAGAATGATGAGCGCATCCCGGTCTGGCAGCAGATGTACGACCGCGCGGCGGCCATGCTGAACGGCGAAGACCTCGCCAAAATTCTTGATCGTTCCGCCGTGCGGAAGGAGGCGTAAGCCGTGAGCTACACCCAGGTCTTCGGTGGCAACACCATCTACCCCTCGGACGTGTCGTATCTGGCGCTTGCGCTGGACGCCGACACCGCCCTGCAATGGCCCCTGGAGACGGCGACCGGGTCTAATCTGGTGGCCCGGATCATCGACGTTACGCCGAGCGGCGCGTACTCGATCTTCATGCCGCCGGCCGACCAGACCGGCGTCGGGCAGGTCACCCAGTTCAAGAACCTCGGCCCCTCGACCATCACGGTCAAGGACGACGCGGGCGGCACGCTGCTGTCCATCGCCGCCGGCCTGACGTTCACCCTGTACCTGACCGACAACACCACCGCTGCGGGGACCTGGGACAGTTTCCAGGCCGGAGCCTCGACCGCGCAAGCCCAAGCCTCGGCGCTGGCCGGCTACGGCCTGATTGCTCAGGGCAGCGTCCTGTCCCAGTCGCAGGACGTGACGATCTTCAACAGCGACTTCACCCTCGGGCAGGGTAACCGCGCCTCGGCCTTCGTCTGGGAAGGCGGCCTCGGAGCGCTGACCCTGCCCACGGCGGCCAGCGCCGGCAACAACTGGTTCGTCTCCGTCCGCAACAACGGTGAAGGCAACCTGACCATCCTGCCGCAGGGCAGCGACCTAATTAACAATCAGGCCGACTTGGTGCTGCGACCCGAGGACAGCGCCACCATCCTGACCGATGGCATCAACTTCTTCACCATCGGCTACGGGCAGCAGGCGATCTTCGCCTTCGACTACACGTCGATCAACCTTGCCGGGGAGAGCGGCGACTACGTGCTCAGCGGCTCCGAACTGAACCGCATCGCCTACTCGTTCGTGGGCGCTCTTGCGGGCGACGTGGCCGTCATCCTGCCGCCGACCACCCAGCAGTATTGGGTCGCCAACAACACCACGGGCGGCTCCTACACCCTGTCCATCGGCACCGAGGATCAGGTCGCGCCCATCGACGTGCCGCGCGGCAGCCGGGGCATCTACTACTGCGACGGCGTCAACGTCGTGAAGGCCGACACCGCCTCGACGGCACTGCCAATCACCATCCCTGATGGCGGCACGGGCGCTACGACGGCTGGCGGCGCGCTGATCAACCTCGGCGGCACGTCGGTCGGCATCGATGTGTTCACTGCCGCCTCGCAGGCGGCGGCGCGGCTGGCTATTGGCGGCGCCGCGTCTGGTGCGAACAGCGACATCACGTCGCTTTCCGGGCTTACGACCCCGCTGTCGGTTGCGCAGGGCGGAACGGGTGCGAATACGCTGACCGGCTACGTCAAAGGTAGCGGCACGTCGGCGCTGACTGCCTCGGCAACCGTGCCCTTCTCTGATGTAACAGGCACGGTTTCGGTCAATCAAGGCGGCACCGGGCAGACCTCCTTCACGGACGGTCAACTGCTGATCGGCAATAGCAGCGGAAACACCCTCACCAAGAGCACGCTGACGGCCGGCAGCGGCGTGTCGATTACCAACGGCCCCGGCTCGATCACCATCGCGGCCTCGAGTTCTGGTGGCACGGTGACCAGCGTCACAGCAGGCACCGGCCTGTCGGGCGGCACGATTACCGGCTCCGGCACGATCTCGTTGGACGTGACCAACGCCAATACGTGGACGGGAAAACAGACCTTTACCGGATCGACCAGCGTGTTGGCTGCCAAGCTGACAAACGCGGTTGAAAAGGTGACCGTCAGCGCGACGGCGGCGACCGGCACCATCAATTATGATGTGACGACCCAGAGCGTGCTCTACTATACGAGCGACGCGGCGGCTAACTGGACCGTCAATCTGCGCGCCTCGTCCGGCACGTCGCTCGACACGGCCCTCGCGACCGGCGAGAGCGTCACCGTCGCCTTCCTCGTCACGCAGGGCGCGACGCCGTACTACAACAACGTGGTTCAGGTCGATGGGACGACCTCGGGCGTCACCACCAAATGGCAGAGTTCGGCGCCAACGGCGGGCACCGCGAGCAGCATCAACGTTTACACGTACACCATCGTTAAAACGGGCTCGGCCGCGTTCACGGTCCTGGCGTCTCTGACGGCGTTTGTCTAATGCCGGAAAACATCCTCCAGATTAAGTCGCTCCCCGGCATCAAGCGCGATGGCACGCGCTTCGAGGGCGACAACTATGTGGATGGGCAGTGGGTGCGGTTCCAGCGCGGCCTGCCGCGCAAGATCGGCGGCTACCGCTCGATCAACAAGTACCTGCGGGAGCAGAGCACGCAGCTTAGCGAGTTCACCCAGGACAGCCTGACCTACATCCACAGCGGGTCGCCCAACTACGTCGAGCGCTTCTATATCGACGGCTCCTACAACACGAGCCCGATCAGCGACCGCACGCCGGCCAGCGGCTTCACGCCCAACGACCAGAACATGTGGCAGTTCACCTACGATGGGCTGGGCTCGGCCAACCAGATCATCGCTCAGGTGGCGCCCAACCTCGGCTGCATCTGCAACAGCGAGGGCGGCGAGGTCTTCTACGGCGACCTGTTCGACACCACGCCGCTGACGCCTATCGCCATCCCGATGGGCGGCAACGCGACGGGCGGCGTCGTGGCGCTGCACCCGTACACGTTCATCTACGGCAGCAACGGCTACGTGGCGTGGTCGGTTCCTGGCGACCCGACCGACTTCACCGGCGCCGGCTCGGGCGACGCCTACGTCACGTCGCAGAAGATCGTGCGCGGCCTGCCGCTGCGCGGCGGCCCCGGCAACTCGCCCTCCGGCCTGTTCTGGAGCGCCGACAGCCTGATCCGCATGACCTTCGTCGGCGGCGACCAGATTTTCCAGGCCGACACGCTCAGCACCCAGTCGTCCATCCTGTCGTCCAACAGCCCCATCGAGTACGACGGCGTGTTCTATTGGCTGGGCGTGGACCGCTTCCTGATGTTCAACGGCGTCGTGCGCGAGGTCGAGAACAACCTGAATATTAACTACTTTTTCGACGGGCTGAACTTCGCCTACCGGCAGAAGGTGTTCGCGGTGAAGGTGCCCCGCTACGGGGAAATCTGGTGGTGCTACCCCCGTGGGCAGGCCACCGAATGCACCAACGCCATCATCTACAACGTCCGCGAAAATACGTGGTACGACCTCGAACTGCCGAACGGGGGCCGCTCGGCCGGCATCTTCCCGTCCGTCTTTAGCAAGCCGCTGATGACGGGCGTCGAGCCTCAGCCGGCTGCGGCCTTCGATGTCGCCATCGACAACGGCGGGACCGGCTACGCGGTCAATGACGTGCTGACCGTCGAGGGCGGCGCCTACGGCGTTCCGGTCCAACTGACCGTCACCGGCACCGACACCCTGACGGGCGAGGTCACGTCGGTCGAAATCTCCAACGCCGGCTCTTATAGCTCCGAGCCCACCAACCCGGTGTCCGTGACGGGTGGCGGTGGCGCGGACGCCCTCTTCGACATCACCTTCGTCAACCCCTACAAACTGTGGGTCCACGAGGTTGGGACCGACGAGGTGGACGGCCAGAACATCCAGCCGATCATGTCGTTCTTCGAGACCGCCGACCTGTCGCTGCCGACCATGTCGCAGACGAACAAGGCGCTTCAGGTGCTGATGCTGGAGCCCGACTTCGTGCAGTCCGGCGATCTGACGGTGCAGGTCCGGGGCAGGGCCAACGCCCGCTCGCCGGAGGTGAACGGCGAGATCAAGACCATCGTCCAGACGCCTTCTATCCCGCAGCAACAAGTCGTATACTTCAAGGAGCAGCGGCGCGAGCTACGGTTCCGGTTCGAGAGCAACGTTATCGGAGGTGACTACCAGATGGGTGTCTGTCTGGCGCACCTTCAGCCCGGCGATGGGACCGTCATCGGATGATCAACCCCCGGAACATGAGCCTCCGAGACTGGGCCGACAGCGTCATCCTGTCGGTCACCGACGCGTGGTCGTTCGGCAAGCTGGAGGACGAGGCGAACTGGCAGGAGTGGGCCAAGGCGTTCTGCGTCGCCAACGGCTACAGCCAGCGCAACATTCCGAACCCTTACCAGTTCCAAGATTGGCGGGAGTGGGCCATGCGCGCCTACCCCATGCTTGAGGCGACCGTCTGATGGTGATGCAATACGACGGCAATTCGGACACTTGGTACGACGACGGCCAGCCGGATTACGCCGCGCAACAGGCCGCTGCTGCGCCGACCATGGACTTCGCCGTCCAGCAGCCGCAGGCCCCGGAGGCCGCGCAGAGCTTCGCCGTGCAGCAGGCTCCGGCGCCTCAGAACGTGGACTGGGCGGCCTACACCAACGCCTACCCCGATCTGGCCGACGCCGCTGCGCGCTCGGGCCAGGACTTCGGCGTGTTCGGGCAGCAGCACTACGCTCAGTACGGCGCCGGCGAGGGCCGCGCGCTGCCGGGACAGATGCTCGCCGCGCAAGAGCCTGCGGCGCAGACCCCGATGGCCGCGTCCGTTCAGTTGCCGGATAAAGCTCCGCAACCGGGCTTCTCGGTCTGGGGCGCCAACCCCAACGTGACCTACGGCATCGGCGCCGATGGGCAGCGGTACTTCAACGGTCAGGTTGTTTCACCGGAGACGTACAACGCTCTGGTGGGCGCCGATCAGAAGTATGACAGCGGCGCGCTGGCAAACACCTTTGCGGTTAATCCGCCTGCCGGCGCCGCGCCGACTGGCGGCGTGCCTTCGACCTTTGCTGTTGCAAACGACATTTGGAGCCAATACGCCGCCAACGACCCCGGCATCCAGGCCGAGGCCGCTAAGCTCGTTGGTAAGGACCCCCGGTTCCAGACGCCGGAGGACTTTTACAAGTGGCACTACGAGCACTTCGGTGCGAAGGAAGGCCGCAACCTGATCGACACCAGCGGCCTGTCTCCTGCGGCGCAGAAGTACGTCAACGACATGACGGGCTTCATGGCGTCCCAGAGCGGCGCCAACACCAACGCCGCGCCGCTCGACGCCTACAACCCGTTCCGTGCTGGTGTTACGGCGCAAGACATCGAGCGCATGGCGGCCAGCGGCACGCCGCTGTCCAACCGCTTTGCCGTCACGACGACGGCGTTCACCAACGGCGGCGACCCGCGTTTTGTGACCGCCACGCCGGGCCAGAACGTGCGTCTCGTGGACAGCACCACGGGCAAAGTCGTGTTCAGCGGCACGGGACCGGAAGCGGCGGCCAAGGCCGCTGAGCAAGCGTCGGCCATCTCGCAAAACAAGGGCACGAAGGCTGCCTGGACCATCGAGACCGAAGACCCGTCTACCGGGCAGTGGCAGGCCCAAGCCAACGATCAGCACGACTACAGCAGCCCGATCATGAAGGCGATTGCCGAGTTCGCGGCGCCGCTGGTTCTCGGTGCGCTGTTTCCGCCGCTGGCCGGGCTCGGTTCAGCCCTCGGCATTGGCGGTCAGCTAGGCACTGCTGTCGGCCGGTTTGGTCTTCAGGCGCTGGCTAACACCGGGGTCGGTTTGGCTTCGGGCGAGAAGTTCGGAGAAGCCCTTGGTGGCGGCATTAAGCAAGGCGTGCTCAGCGCGGTTACAGGCAACCTTCTCGATAGGCTGCCCGCCAACAACGTTATTCGACAGGTTGCGAACGCGCCGGGCAAATACGTGGCGCAAGGCGTCAACGCGGTGACAGACTTCGTTCCGGGCATGAGCGAGGGGTTGAACTTCATAAACTCTGGCCTGAACACGGGCATAGATACTCTCGGAAGCATCAACCGGCCTATCGTCAACGCTATCGGTGATGCCGGGCGCGCGGTCGGAGGCCTTCGCGGAGAACTCCTCGGCGGCGTCAAAGGAGCCATTTTTGGCGGTGCGCCCGCCGGCTCGGTCGATCCGGCGTATGTTTTTGCTTCGCGACCGCTTCTCCCGTCCGTGCCGTCGATCAACCTTTTCGGCGGTCAATCGCTAAGCCCGGTTACGGGGGCGGGGCAGGGTCCGGTTTCGACCCTTGAAGGGGTCACGGCTGAAGCTCCTCGGCCCTGAACTCCCGTGCCCGGCATTACGGACCTCTCCGGTGTGACTTCGGAGGTCCCCCGCCAACAGCCCGGCGTGACCGATCTTTCCGGTGTGACTTCGGAGGTTCCGCGCCCGCAGCCCGGCATCACGGACCTTTCCGGTGTGACTTCGGAGGCTCCTCGCCCGCAGCCGGGAGTGCCGTCGCTGCCGTCTACTCCGACCGTTACGACGACTTCGACCACGCCTCCGCAGACCACGCCTCCGCCTCCGCCTACTACGACTACGCCGCCCCCAGAGTATCCTGTTCCGACGCCCGGCATTCCGGGGATCGGCAACACGCCCACGGGCGGTGGTGGCGGTGGCGCTCTCAGCCTTGCGGACCTGCGCGCTCAGCTTTCGCCCAAGTTCCGAGCCAAGCTGCCGGCGTCGCGGATGCGGCTCGGCCGTCGTCCGGTCAACATGCCGCTCGAAGACTGGCTCCGCTACGCCATCAACCCTCGTGGCGTCTCGCCGCGTGGCGGCGAAGAGGCGTTCTTCGACTACGCGGTCAACCCGCTCATGGTTCCGGTCGAGGCGGCTGAAGGCGGCCACATCCGCAAGTTCGCCGTCGAGGGTCCGGGCACCGGCCGCAGCGACGACATCCCTGCCCGGCTGAGCGACGGCGAGTACGTCATCGACGCCGAGACGGTGGCCCTGCTGGGCGACGGCTCGTCCAAAGCCGGCGCCAAAAAGCTGGATAAGATGCGTGTAAACGTGCGCAAGCACAAAGGTCGAAACTTGGCCGCCGGCCGCTTTAGCGTTAATGCTAAGGAGCCCGAAGACTACCTGTCTGGAGGACGTGCGTAATGGGCTTTTTGACAGCCGATCCGGTTGCTGCGGTCCCGACCTACAAGTCCGAGGAGGTCGTTCTTCCGGATTGGTACACCAACTACGCCATGGACCTGCTGTCCAATCAGCAGGCCATCGCCGCGCAGCCGTACCAGACCTACGAGGGTCCTCGCGTCGCGGGCTTCACTGCCCCGCAGCAGCAGGCTTTCGAGCAGACGGCGCAGGCGGCCACCGCGTACCAGCCCGGCCTTCAACAGGCGGCGCAAGCGGCTCAGCAGGCCAGCCCGTACATGGGCATTGGCATGGCGTCTCCGTACCTCCAGCAGGCCGGACAGTCGTCCGCGACGCAGGTCGGCCAGTACATGAACCCGTACCTCGACGCCGTCGTGCGGCGCATCGGGGAGGTGGGCAACCGCACCCTGCAAGAGCAAATCCTGCCGGGCATCCGCGACAAGTTCATCGGCGGCGGCACCTATGGCGGCTCGCGCAACGCCGAACTGTTCGGTCGTGGCGTGCGTGACACCATGGAGGGCATCAGCGCTAATCAGGCGCAGGCCCTGGCGCAGGGCTACCAAGGCGCGCTGGGCGCCGCCCAGACTGATCTGGCGCGGCAAGCTGCCCTCGCCGGCACGGCCGGGCAACTGGGCACCTATGCCTCGGCCGCTGGGCTTCAGCAGGCCGGCACGTTGGCCGAGCTGGCGCAGCGAGCGCAGCAGCTTGGTCTGACCGGCGCCGGTGCGCTTGGCGCGGTCGGCGCTCAGCAGCAGGGTCTGAACCAGCAGAACCTCGACACGGCGTACCAAGACTTCCTGCGCCAGCAGGCGTACCCGCAGCAACAGCAGCAGGGCCTTATTACCGCGCTGCAAGGCGTCGGTGCGGCTGTGCCCAAGGCGGCGCTCAGCACCGGCACCGAGGTGCCCGGCGCCTACCAGCCGTCCACGCTGCAACAGATCGCGTCCATCGTCGGCGCGGTTAAGGGGCTCTCCTAATGGCTACGCTCTCGCAAACCGACAGCTTCGCCGTCGATCCCACCACGGTGCCGGACGACGAGGAAGACACCTTCGCGGTCGCGCCGGCCGTGAAGCCGAAAGCGCTTGGCCTGCCGCTCTCGCAAGCCGACATCGCCCAGAGCATCCTGAGCACCAAGCAAAGGCTAATGGACTACCGCCCCGACAAGTCGGCCAAGTGGCTGGCCTTCGCGGCGGCCGTCGGCAAGCCCACTCGCACGGGTACGCTGGGCGAGGCCGCCGCCAACGTCGCGGAGGCCATGGGCTCGTACAAGACGCAGCAGCGCGCGGACGAGCGCCAGCGGCTGGCCGACATGCTCGGCCTCGACGTGAAGCTTTACGACATCCTGTCGGACGAGCAGAAGGCGCAGGACGTTTACACGGCCAAGATGGCCGCGCTGCAAAACAAGTACGGCGCGCCGATCCAAGGCACCGTCAACTACTGGGACCACAAGGATAAGGGCCGCATGCAGTCGGCCATGTATCCGGGCGGCGTCACGATCACGCAAAGCGTCGATCATCCGGAGTTGCCGCCGACCATTTCGCGCACGCCGAACGTTGGTGGACCGGGCGCCGAGCCTTCGCAGACAGGCACCGCCCCTCTGGTCGGCGCTGCGCGACCGGCAAGTGCTCTCGCGTCTCCTTTGGCGGCTATGGCGGCGCCGGCCATGACGACGCCGCCGACCATCGCGACGGAGGAGGCTGCGCCGGAAGGCGCGCTGTGGAAGCGGTACGTCGGCCAAGTGGTCCCTGGCAAAACCCTGGGCTTTACGGGCGACGCCGCCGGGCAGAGCTTCCGGGTAACGGGCGAAGGTCCCGTCGTAGTGCAAGGCACCGGCGCAGCGCAATCGACGCGCATGGACCCGACAGGTCTTGGCGGCGAGCAGCGGCTGAACCCGGATACCAAAAAGTGGAATTACGCTCCGGGGCAGTCCCCCGAAGAGCTTGATGCGGCGGCTCGCAAAGAGGCCCGCCGCCTGAGCGTGCCTTACGTTCCGCCGCCGATCAGCCCGAGCCTCACCCCCGCGCAGCGCGGGCAGGCGTACAACAAGTACATTGCCGACGCGCAAAAGGAACTGGATGTCCTTAAGCAGGACGTGTCGGACAGCGCCAAGCTGGCGACCAACGCGGCGCAGTTTGTGGCGCTAAATAAGCGCACGGCGACCGGCCCCGTTGTCGGTCGAGTGTCCAGCGTGGTGCCGCCCAAGGACATCCAGGCCATGGATAGCCTTACGCAGTCGATGAAGGTGGTGTCGCCGCGCACCCCCGGCGCCATCTCGAACTACGAAGACGCCGGCCTCGCCAAGGCTGTTCCGAACAAGTTGGCTGACGTGGAGACCAACACTTTGCTGGCGCGCCGTGCGGCGGCCTACAACCAGCTTCAGCAAGAGCAGCAGGCGTTCGCCACCGCTTGGGCGCAGGCCAACCGAGGTTCCCTGTTCGGCATGGCCGAGGCGTGGGCGCGCTATAAAAAGGCCAACCCGATCTACGATACGTCCGATCCGGAAAAGTTCTCGGCCGGACTTCCTAACCCGAAGCGGGCGCCTTGGCAGGACTGGGTGCGTGACACCTACTACAAGGGGTCCAAAGCAGCCGCGCCTGCGCCGGCTAAGGCCGCTGCGCCGACCGCTGCGCCGACCGCTGCGCCGACCAGGGAAGCGTTCCTGGCGGCTGCTCGGAAGGCCAATCCCGGCGTCTCGGATGCTGATCTGACGGCGTACTACGACAAGACCTATGGTGGCCGGTAATGGTGGACATCGTCGATCCGTTTAAGACGGAAGCTCCTGCTCCGGCCGGCGGCATCGTCGATCCGTTTGCCGGTGAGCAGCAGACCGAGGTCGCCCCTGTCGAGGTGGTGGCGCAGAAAGATTTCGGCGTTCCGTCCGCGCCGAAGGAAAGCCTGGGACAGAAGGTTAAAGGTTTCGGTCGGTCGGCCCTGGGCGGCATGCTGTTTAACTTCGAGGACGAACTCGAAGCCATGCTGCGGTCGGGGCGCATCTCGGGTCCGGAATACCGGGCCATTCGAGATCGCGTGCGCGGCGAGCAAAAAGCGTTCGAGGCTCAACACCCCATCTCGTCTGGTGTCGCGGGCGTGGGTGGTGCGCTGTTGACCGCAGCGCCTGCGCTCCTGATCCCCGGCGCGGGTGAAGGCGTTGCGGCGGCGCGTGTGGCCGGCCCTCTGGCCCGCATCGCGCGGGCGGCCGGCATCGGCGCTACGGAAGGCGGTATCGCCGGCTTCGGCGGCGCCGAGGACAAGTTTTCCGAGGAAGGCGCGCTTGAGGCGGCCAAAGGTGCTGGCGCAGGGGCGCTGCTGGCGCCTTTTGCGGTCGGCATTCCTGCCGTCGTTCGCAGCGGCGTAGGCACGCTGCGTAAGCTCACCGGACACGTTCCGGAAGGCGCTGGTACGCAAAAGGCTTTGGAGATCGCGGCTTCTGCCATGCGCCGTGCAGGCAAGACGCCGGCCGAGATCGAAGCCGAACTGGCGCGCCTCCGCGCGCAGGGCGTCCCGGCGACCCTCGGGGAAGTGGGCGCGCCGGGCGTCACCGCCGAGGTCATGCGCACCCCTCAAGGGGCTGAGCTTGCCGCGCAGGCGGCTGCCAGCCGCGCCGAAACGGGCACTCGCGTCGGGGAGCAGGTCACTAAGCTGGTCACCAAAGGCGCCGACTACGATGCGTCGCGCGAAGCCGTGGTCGAGCGCATGCGGGCCAGCGCCAAACCGAACTACGCCAAGGCCTACGCCCACGGCGAGATCGACGACCCGAAGATCAAAAACATCATCGACCTGCCGGCGATGCGCCCCTTCTGGAGCGACGCTATGGCTGCGGCGGAGCGTGACGCGTCGGTGGAAGCGGCCCGGACGGGTAATCCCCCGGTCAACCCGCTGCGCGACTATCTGAAGCCGACAGGCCGGAAGTCGTCAATTCTCGGCAGCGATGGCAAGCCGATGGAGATCATCGAGTACGAGCCCGATGGCACCAAAATCCCGACCGTCGAAGTGCTGGACTGGCTGAAGCGCGGCATGGACGAGGCCATCGACCGAGGCTACCGCACGGGCGGCATGGGCGCCAAAGCGGCTAAGGATTTCCGAGGCATCCGTGACGAACTGACGGGGCGTCTTGACGTTCTGGTGCCTGAGTATCGGCAGGCCCGCGCGGCGTTCAAGGGCGACGCCGAAGTGCGCGACGCCTTTGACCGAGGCATGGCGGAAAACCTCCCGCGCGGCGAGCGCGCTTTCGAGAGCATGCGGCCTGCTGAAGTCGCCAAGTGGGCTGAGCAAGCTACGGACGCTGAGCGCGCTGCCGCGTTCTCGGGCTACGGCAACTTGCTTCTGAAAAAGCTGACGACCGCCACCAACCCGGCGGCCTTCGTGGGCGACGTTAACCGCATGGGCCGGCTTCGGGCGCTGGCAGAAAACCCGGCCGAACTGGACGTGCTAGAGACCGCCCTGAAAAAGGAAAGCGAACTGTTCGCCCAGCGTGGCAAAGCGCTTACCGGCGTGTCGGCGGCGGTCAAAGAGGCTGCGCGAGAGGATTTTGCTACTGCGCTCGACGCCGGCAACGTCGATCTCATTTCGGCGGCGCTGCGTAGCCGCCGGCCGGGCTATTTCGCCGGGCTGGCGCTGAAAGTGCTGCAAGGCAAAAACTATCCGCCTGAGGTGCTGTCCGCGCTGACCGACGTTCTTAAGCGTGGCGACCCGGACGAGGTAGCCAAGGCCGTCGTCGATCTGACTGGCGCGACTGAGCGGGTCGCTGCGCGTGATGTGGCGCGCGGGAAAGTCCGCGATATGGCGGCGGTGGCGGCCGGAAAGGTCGGCGCTGGGCGCGAAGAGCCGGGGCTCCCTGTGGAGGGCGTTCCCTCCTACGAAACCAAGGCTCCGGAACAGGGCGCTCCTGAAGAGGAGACGCCTGCCGAGTTTACGCCGCCGGCGCCTAAGACGGGCGTTCCCGAGGACACCGCCAAGCTGGTCTACGACCTGTCGCCCGACGAGGCGAAGGCCCTGGCCATCGTCGGTGAAGCCAGCCCGGACGAGGAGGAGATGCGCGCTGTCGGCCACGTCCTGGCGAACCGGCAGGCCAAGCCCGGTCGCTTTGGCAACAGCGTGTACTCGATGCTGACCAACGGCGAGTTTGACGCCTTCAAGACCGGCCCGGACAAGCTGCGCGATCTGCTGGGCTCCGACAGGTTTAAACGGGCTCTCGACATCGTGCGCGCCATTGACGCCGGTGACGAAGACCCTACGGGCGGCGCCACGCACTTCCTGGCGCCCAAGCTCATGCAGCAGAAGAACTACAAGCGCCCGTCGTGGGCCAAGAACGGCCTGAAGATCGGCCAGACCGAGTTTTTCAAGGCCGACTAAGCCGCCAAAGCCCCGCCGTGATGGCGAACATCACGGCGGCGGCCGACAGCTTCCAAGGGGCGAAGATCAAGCCCAGCAGGATCAGGGGGGCGAAAGCCACGATCATCGGGCGTCCCCGTTCCACAGCGCGCTCTGGTGCCGCTGCACGACCTCGATGACCTCGCGGGCGCGCTCGCGCACCTGCCGCTTCAGGGCCACCGCCTTGGCGTGGGTATCAGGCAGGCCCATGACGCCGGGGTCCAAGACCCTGGCCACTTCCTCGACCATATCGTTCATTGGTTATCGCCTTGTGCTGCGACGGGGGGAGGATGAGCTTTCCAACACAGCTTAGGCCAGCCACACCTTTTATCTAGGCGGCGACGCTCGCGTTTGTCGGTTCCGCTTACGATCCAGTATTTAACTTTAGGCTTACGTCGAACTCGCGTAAAGTTACCACTCCTAAAAGCGTCGCGAGAGTGTTTTCCGGGGACGACATAGTCGTACCTCGGTGTCTTTCTTTCCATGTCAGTCCAGCCAGAATAATTAAAGTTGCTGGCTCGATACACATACCCGGCGTGACCTACAGAGGTGTCTGCGTAGGAAACTACTATACGTTCTGGAAGCATCTTAAGGACTTTAGCCACAAAAGCAGACGCTGTGTTTTTGGGCATGTCATCGCTTATCCAAAGACGGTTAAGCTCGATAACATCGTTTGGGTTTTCGGGACTGGCAGACAGCATAAGGTGCCGGCTGGCAGGAACGCCAAACGTTAGGACGCCTTTGATCGTGTCGCCTTTGAACAGTCCAAAAGCGTATGACGTAGGGGGTCGTCTGTGAAGATAATGATGCTCGATCACTACCTGCGCGGCTTCGGCGCTTTTGATAGCGCGCACACAAAGGTCGTCGGTCACGCCCCCTCCTTTCGCCGTTCCATGGCGGTGAGCAGACGGTTCGCGTACCAAGCGGCCTTGGCGATGTCCTCCGCCCCGCCGCCTTTCTTGCCGGCGCGGGACAGGTACTTCAGCGCGTTGCCCTTACAGAACCCCGCAAACTCCTCCGCCGTCAGCTTGGCTTGCAGATAATCAATCGTCTCGATCCCGCCATCGGTGTAGTGCGGGGGCTGGTTCACCATGTCGGTCACTGTTTCCTCCGCTTCATGGCGTCGAGCAGGATTTCCTGCACGGTGCGCTTCGAGGCCAGCCGCTCCAGCACCATGTCGTCCACCGTCTTGGCGGCCATGATGTGGTGGACGAAGACAGGCCGGTCGAAGCCGGCCTGCTTCTGGCGCATGGGGCCGATCCGCTCGATGATCTGCATGTAGTTTTCCAGCGACCAGTTCAGGCTGAAAAACGCCAGGATGTTGCCGCCGTACTGGAGGTCTAGCCCGTGCCCAGCGGAGTTGTGGGACACAAACACGTCGCCCTTTGCGTTCCGCACCAGAAACCGATGCCGAGGCCCGCAGTCCACTATGTCGTAGACGGGGGAAACCGAGGCCTGCGGTTCTTCTTGTACCGGGAGTTGGCATAGTCTTTCAGCGCCTCCTCGGCGCTCATCCCGGCATTTAAACGAGGCACTATCGCCCCCCTCGACACTCCGGCTACGCGACAAAACTCCGCCAAATGTATGTCGCGGTCCCGGTAGCGGATCACCCGATTGTTGTTTTTGTTCGCCTGTTGTTGAAGGTTCGACACCCACCGGCAATTGGCCTTGCTGTAGCCCTTCGAGTTGTCCGCCCGATCCAGGGTCAGATCGTCGCTGTAGCCCTCGAACATGTCGTTGTAGAAATTCTTGAACGACAGCCACGCTTCGTCCACACCCCGACCGACGGCCCCATAGTGCTCCCAGTCCGGGCTTTTCGGGTCCGTCGCCCGGTAGAGCATCCCCTTCCAGATCGACCAAAACCGCGTTCCGGTCATCCGGTGAAAGCTGTCCTCCAGGCACGCCGGGCAGAACTCGCGCCGCTCCTTGTTGGCGCGCACGGCGTTCTGCAACAGCATCTCCCGCTCGACGCCGCATCGGCAACATCGCGCCAAGATAAGGGTCAGCGCCGCTGTACGAGTAGCGCGCCTTTTCGGCAGTGTCTGGATGATCTCGTACATCCTTCGCCTCCACCCACCGGCGCCCGATCAACAGCTTGTGGTTCGGGGTCAGCGTGATCCCGAACCGTTCAATGACGGGGCGCACCCCAGAGAAAGAACATCCGCCGTGGGCCACGAACTCGACGCCGTCGAAGACGCGCTCGTCTCGCCGCACGTCGATGATCCTCACCCAACCTCTACTTTCAGTCAACACTTCTGTTTCTGGGTGCAGGCACGCAGGGTGAGCGAGTAGGATCGGTATCCGCCCGGCGTTCCACTGATGGATCGTTGCAGGGTCAGCGTCCAACGTCCTTGCTTTAGGAAAAGCTGCGCGGAGGCGGGCGTGATCACTTTGGAAATGGTAGGCCACCAAGACGGGCGCCCCGGCGGCCTCCTCCACGATGCTTCCGAGGGCTTCAATTTTCTCATGGTGGACTTCCTTCCAGTTTTTCTGGTCGTCGATGTAGGCGGCGCCGTTCGCAACCTGTAGCAGCTTCATGGTCTTGGCGGCGGCGTTAAGCGCCTCAATGCCGTGTTCCTCGATCTCCATGAACATCTCGCGCTCCATCTCGTTGTAGAGGGTGCGCGCCGAGGACGGCAGGTCGATGTAGATGTTGTTGACGATGGGCTCGTCCACCGGGAGGCCGGTCACGGTCAGGCACACGTCGCGCAGGCGCCCCTCGATCTCCTTCTGAGCGATGGGCAGCGGTTCAACGCTGAAGCCGTCCCAGCCTTTCTTAAACCAGCGGGCCTCGAAGGCGCTGTAGGTGCGCCCCAGGCGCTCGCCCCGGTCCACGAACCACGTCTGACCCCACAGGTCGGCCAGCCCGTTGGGCGACGGCGTCCCGGTCAGGCCGATGAAGCGGTTCACCTTGGTGTGGGCGACCTGAGCCAGGGCCTTGGCGCGCTTGGAACCCTGCCGGGTGCGGTAGGACTTCAGGCGCGTCTGTTCGTCAGCAATGACCGTCTTGAACGGCCAGCGGTCGCCGTAGTGCTCGACCAGCCAGGGCAACTGCTCGTAGTTGGTCGTGTAAACGTCGGCGGGCGTCATCAGGGATGTCAAACGCTGTTTGACATTGCCCGTCACCGGCACGATCCGAAGGTGCTTGGTGTGGTCCCACTTCGCCACCTCGTCCGGCCACGTCGTCTTAGCCACGCGCAGGGGGGCCAGCACCAGCACCGGATACACGTCCTCGACGCAGGACAGGTGCTCCAGGGCCGTCAGCGTCGAGATCGTCTTTCCGCCGCCCATGGGCATCCACAGGGCGCAGCGAGGCTGCTTGTGGATGTGCTCGATGGCGTCAAGCTGGTAGGCGTGCGGCACGAAGGTCCGGGTCACATAAACCTCCGCGCCTGCTCACCGAGGAACTTGGTGTAGGCGGGCGGGATGGCCTCCGACAGTTCGCCTAGCGTCATCCAGTCGATGCCCATGGCCTCCGACGCGGCGGCCTTGTGGCCGCCCTCCCACCTGTCGCGCGTGCCTCGGCCGCCGTGCTTGGCCGACCGGCAGCGCGCGTGGCCGCCGTACACGCCGATGACCGGCTTGTCGGTGTGCTCGCACATCGGTGGGATGAAAGGCATGTTGCTCTCAAACAGCCGGTGTCGGCGCAGTTCGTGGCCCTGAGCGCCGAGGTCGAACATGGTGCCGCAGAGCAGGATCGGGCTGATCATCGCGCCGCGAGCTTCCTCGACGTTCTCGATTATGTAGGGCTTGCCGACCGCCTGGAGCATGCCTCGCACCTCGGCAATCAGGCGCGGGGCGCCCTTGACCCCAGGCGCGTGGCGCATGGCGCTGTAGCCCTGGCAGGGCGGGCTGGCGTGGATCAGGTCGAAGGTCGCCATCCAGGCCGGGTCCAGGGTCAGCACGTCGGCCTGGATGAACGTGTGCGGGTAGCGAGGCTGCGGGTTCATATCGACGCCGACGACATCGAAGCCGGCGCGATAGTAGCCCTCGCCGGCGCCACCGGCGCAGCAGAACAGGTCTAGGACAGAGGCCACAGGTTAGAACCCTTTGGTTTCGTAGGTGGACGGCGAGTACATCCGCTTGCGATGCGCCGGGCAGTAGCCGAAGGCCGTCTTGATCGGCTCGCAGCAGGAGAACGTGTCGGCGCCGTCGCCGGACACCGGGAACTGGCACTCGAACAGCAGGCGCGTGGTCCAGACCCGAGGGCCTGTGTAAGGGCCGCGATCAGGCGGCGGCAGCGACAACACCTCTCCCATGGTAGGCGCCCCTTCGGCCACCGGCAGCCGAACCCGTTCGGGCTGCTTCTCGGCCTGTTGCTTTTTGTGCAGCGCCCTCGCTGCCGTGTTCAGGTTGTTGCGATTTAGGAAGCCAAGGACCGAGCTTCGGGTGCGCCCAATCGCCTTGCCGATCTCGGTGCCCGTATGATTGTTCAGCCACATCCACCGCGCCATCAACTCCTCATCAGTCGTCCAGCGCACCGTCTCCACCCAACGTCGTTTGTCAGACATCAGGAAGTTCTCGTGCAGCGGATGTCGCCATTGGCGAGGTTGATGCAAGCCCACTGGGCGTCGGCCTTGTCCAGCTTCCGGCGCGCCAGGGCCTTCAGGCCGGTGTACATCCTGCCCTTGACCGTCGTCAGCGTGATCGTCTGGCCGACGCGCATGGCCGCCATCTGTGCGACGGCCGGGTTGTGGTTCCGCTGGTAAGCAGGCGACCCGTCCGGGGCGCGTGTGACGCGCTGGAGGCCGTTCGGCTGCGCGTAGCTGTGCCAGACAGCCTCGGGGTTGTTCATGACCCTACGCGCCGTCTTGCGGGCCGTCGTCAGGGCGCCCTCCGTGACGGGCGGGATTTCGACCGTCTCACCGACCTTCATGTTGATCAGCAGCTTGGCGGTAGGCCCCAGCTTGAAAGAGCCCTTCTGGCCGTTCGACTGCCGGCGCCGACGCAGTTCGTCGAGCAGGGAGCTAAGGTCTTCGGCGCGGCACAGGACCACCTCGTTGACCGAAACCCATTGCTGGTCCCGGTGGTTGCGGACAGCGCGGATCAGGTGTTCTTGGATGGCGCCCAGGCGCTCGTCAGGTACGTGACGGCTCACCGGGCAGTTCTCCGCTTCAGGGGCACCACCTTGGGCGGCGTCAGGGCGGCCGTCAGGGCCTCCGACACGGCATGCAGTTCCTTGGCGGCGACGTGCGCCTGCTCCAGGGCGTGGGTGGTGGCGAACGAGCCGCTGTTGGCCTTGGCCAACTGCCGCACCGCGCTCTCAGCGCGTAAAATCAGGTCGCGGACTTCTGGCGTTACGGTGTGGTAGGCGTTCATGGGTTTCAGGTCCCTTTGGATGTGCTCTAAGGCGCAGCTACTGTATGCACCCAAATGGTTGCGTCAATGCCAAAACGACCTCGTCCACATCTTCCTTGCTGTAAACCACCGCCACCTGAAACCCGGCGCTGCGCAGCCGGGCGATCTCGCGCTCCTGCAAGGTGCTTAGCCTGCCGTTGGCGGCCTTGACCTCGACGAAGGCGAAGCTGGGGCCGGGCCACCAGATCATCGTGTCCGGCGCCCCTCGGCGCCCTTCCCAGGCCACCTTGCGGAACTCGCCGTGCGTCTGAAGCACGCGCTTTTTCAGGTAAGCCTGAATTTCGCCCTCGGGGGTCATCGGGCTAGTCCTTTCTGTACCGGGCGGTCTCATACCCGGCCGCAGCCAGAGGCAGTCCTACCGACCACTGCGGGCCGTGCGCCATGATCGCCGCCAACCCTTCGTGTGTAAACGCCGGGTCGTCCGGGGTCTCAGTGATCAGTTCGTCGTGGACGTGCAGGACGATGAAGTAGCCCGCTTCCTCGGCCTTCCGCATGCCGTAGGCCAGGACATCGCGCGCAGCGGCCTGGGTCGCGTTCTCGCAGTTGTGGACGATCAGGGGTTCCCCTCTTTCGTCGGCAACGACGAAGCGGCGGCGCGGCCCACAGTTGACGAGGTCGAAGACCATTGACTGCGCGGTCTGCGATTGTTGGTTTGCTCTTTTCGGGTGGCCCAACGGCAGTTTGACGGCTCGTAGCTGCCGTTGTTGTCTATCCTCTCTATGGATAGCCCCCTTACGTAGGTAGGCCCCATGTCCTCCCAAAAAGTCTCGAAGGTTGCCCAACGCGCGCATACAGAAATCCCGCGCCCGCCATAGTTGTGCCATGCTTGATGCGTGGGCAAGCGGCATCGGTCCAGCATTGAGCGCCAAACCGCAAAGGCCGGATGTTTCGACATGCCGTGTCGAGTTTTTCTGAGACCTATGGTTGCTTTGCGCTGGCAACCGCACGAAGCCTGAACGCCGCGTTGCGCCTGCTTCTTTAACTCCGAGGCCGAAAGCTCCACTTCCCGCCCGCAGTCGCAACGCGCGGCCCAAAGCGACCGCCGACCGTCGCTGCGGCTGTACCGTAGCGCCGTCAGGTAGCCCACACGCAGCCCGGTTATATCGCTCGCTCTGTGATGCACGCACCCACCCTTTCGTGGTCAGAACTTCGTGGTCGGGTGTCATCCACACGCCATGCGCTTTGATTACCCCCTTAACCCCGTTGTCGGCAAGACCGTCATGCGCCACCCATTCGACGCCATCCCACACCCGGTGCCTCCGCGACACCTCCTCGATGGGCAACCAGCCCGCATCGGTGAGTACGGGCGTTCCCGCCGCGATACACAGCTTGCCGCCGTAGGTGTCCAGGCGCTCCCACTTGCGGGTGTACTGGTTGACCCCCTCGTAATAGAGGCTGCCGGCCTCGCTGATGCCCGCGTTCGGGTAGCAGAGGAAGCGGCCGGAAGGCAGCATCATGCGCAGCCAGGAGCCGCCGAACCGGAACTTGAGCTTACCGGCGACGAAGGTCTTGTTCGGCGTGCGGATGGCGTCCTTGGCCGCCCGCTCGCAGTCGTACCAGAACGCCTTGGTGCGAGGGTGCGCCTTGCGCCACGCCGCCACCAGATCGTTGATGGTGCTTTCCGGTAGCTCCATGCCGTAGATCGCGGCCATGGAGGAGAACGCGCCCAGGCCGCCTTGGTAGCCGCAGTTATGGACGACCAGCGCGCCGCTATCAGTCAGGATCGTGAACCGGTTTCGCGACCCCGCAAGAGCAACGTCGTAGACGCTCCTCCAGTTCGAAGACGCGCTGTTGTAGGGCTTGCACTTTGCGAACGTTGTTTCGGTTCTCTCGCTTGGAGACGAAACGCAAGTTTCCCGGCTCGTACCCTTTCTCGTTGTCAATGCGGTCGAGTTCGAGGTCTGGCTGGTCCCACCCTTCAAGCGACACGATATGCCCGAGGAAGGCGGCTCGGTCTGTGCGCCAAGGTCCGTACACCTGTATGCCTCGTGCGCCGTAGTTTCTGTACCCGGCGTCGTTCGGATTGTGGCACCGGTTGTAGCAAGCCGATATGCGGTTGCAGAGACGCCTCCGATGATTGGGGTCTGGGCAGACCGCCTCGTACTTGAACCAATTTTTTCGCCAAAGGTTTGCCGACTGTTTTGCACAGGCGTTGCAGCGCGTAGAGGCCCCCCTTCGCAAGTTGGATATGTGAACTCGGTGCGGACCCCCTCCACAGGAGCACCGCACCCGCACGTACAAAAGCCCCCCTCTCGGACCAAGGTCCAGCCCGACGACTTCAAGCTCGCCAAACCTGTCGCCAACGACAGGTCTAGGATGCTCGGGGAGGAAGCGACCGCTTTCGCCGGTAGCCAAGTGCTTCCGGCCAACACCCGATGCTCCGGCGTTACCTCGATCCCGTCGAGGCACATGACCTTCCGGCGCCCTCGGTCGATAACGCCCGCGTGCCTTACCCATTCGTGCCCATCCCAAACTTTGTGGTCCGTGGTTACGTCCTTAATAGCCACAGGCCCTTTATCTGTCAAAACAAGGGTATCATGGCCAAAACACGCCAACTCCATCACCTTGCCTAGCTGGCGCTGGTCCTTGGTGACGTTTGTAGGGTCCAACCCAAACGCGCGTGCATACGCGACTTTATACAGGTCGTGGCCGATGCCCTTGTCGAAGTCGCGGAACGCCTGGAGCTTCCACTCCTCGCCGGCCAGGAAAGCCAGCATGCGCCCTTCGATGTTGGACAGGTCGGCCACCACCAGCTTGCGACCCTCGGGGGCCACGATGCAGCCGCGCACGGCGCTGGTGCAAAGCTCCATGACGTTGGTGAACAGGGCGTCTTCCACGTCGGCCTTCATGGCCGCGATGCCCAGGTCGATCTCCGCCTGCTTCATCGTCGGCCGAGGCAGGTTCTGGGGCTGGAACAGCCGGCCGCCCCAGCGCCCGGTGCGCGCCGCTCCGCAGAACTGGAGCGTGCCGCGCAGGCGCCCGTCAGCCGACGTGGCCTGGAGCAGGGTCCGGTACTTGGCCGGGCTGGTCGCCGCCGCCTGGAGCCTGATCTCCAAAATCTTCCGCACCTCAGGGTCGATGGCGGAGCCTTCGAGCAGCTTGTTGACCGTGCCTTTCTTCAGGTCGTCGGTCACGAGGCCCAGGTCCCGCAGGTAGGCCAAGGTCTTGTCGCGCTGGGTGGTGTTGGCGACGGCGCCGTCCGTGACCCGGCTGATGTCCTCGGCCAGGGCCTTGCCGGCCCTCTGGGCGGCGCGCAGGGCCGCCGTAGCCAGTTCCCGGTCCACCGCGACCCCTCGGTCGTTGATGATCTGGTCGAGCGTCCACAAGGCGCTCTCGAACGGCGACAGGTTCCACGTCGGCATGAGAGCCCGCACCGCGCGCATGGCCTCGATGTCGCTGGCGGCGTAGGCGATGAACTTGGCCCAGTCCTCCGGGTGCGTCTCGCGCGTCGCGCGGCGCAGCTTCCGGTTCTTGCCCAGCGGCTTGGTGAACAGTTGGATCAGGCGCTTGCCGTCCCTGTCCTTGGCCTTGTCGGTGGGCACGCCGAGGATGTCGCACAACTGGCCCAGGGAGCCCGGCAGGCCGTGCGACAGGGCCTGCACCATGGTGTCGCGGACCTTCTCGACCGGCAGGTGAACGCCGACGTGGCGCAGGACCGTGCGGTCAAAGGCGCTGTTGTGCAGCACCACCTCGTCGGCGCTGTCGATCAGCATCTGCACGTTGCCCAGGGTGGCGCCGTCCGTCAGGTCGAGCACCTGCGCCGGCTCGTCATCGAAGGCGTAGGAGACCAGCAGCACCTCGGCCTTCTCGGCGTAGGCGTGCGTGCCGTGTGTGATGGGCGTCTCGCTGAACGTCTCGGTGTCAAGCCAGAGGGTGGTCACGCGCAGCCTCCAACGTCCCGCGCAAAGCGCGAGCCACAAGTTAATCTTAAGGAAGAGAGGGGCGCCCCCGGCGGGACCTGAAACCAGCCGGGGGCGCGGAGGCGCGCTAGACTAGGTCCAGGCAGCCAAGGGCGGCAGCATACAACTCCAGCATGGCCTTGTCTTCCGCCAGTTTCGTGCGGTCCTGCTTGCGCAGGGCGACGATCTTGCGGATGGCCTTGGCGTCGAAGCCGTCGCCTTTAGCTTCCGCGTACACCTCTTTGATGTCGGTGGTCACGGAAGCCTTGTCCTCCTCCAGACGCTCGATGCGTTCGAGGATGGTGCGAAGCCGGTCACCGGCAACGCTGTTGTGGCCCATAGGCGCTTCGTCGGACATCAGACGAAGTCCTCCACCTCGGCCGGAGCGCCAAACTCGTCGGCCGAAGCCGGCGTGCCGCCGCCGAAGCTCTCGCCGTCCGAGACCTTGCGGACGCCGCGCAGGGAGCAGTTGATGCGGCGGCCGTAGCCGTTGTCCTGCGGGTAGATTTCGACCGAGGCGTCCACGTAGCAGCCGCCGTACAGGACGCCGTCAGCGGCCGTCACGGGGCGGTTCTGGGCGTCGAAGGCCGAGGGCCGCACCGGGCTCTTGCCGCCGTTGCGGGTGGACAGGGTGAACATGCCCTCGAAACCGTCGTAGGTCTCGCCGTTCTTGTTCCGGTACGGACCTTCGACGAAGGCGACCTTCTTGTCGTCCTTGAGGAGCTTCAGGATGCCGGGAGCCTTCTCGGCCCAGCGCTCCTTAGCGGCCGTTTCCATGGCCTTGCGGATTTCGTCCACTTGGGGATGGTTCGGCGGGATGATGAACTTACCGCCGTAGGCGGGGTCGCCATCACCAAACGCTTCCGGCTCGAAGAGCGCCGGGAAAGCCATACGCACGTTCTTGATCAGCAGCTTAGGCATAGTCAGTTCTCCAGTTTCACAAAGGTCAAACGTCAAATTCATCGGCAGTAGCGGCGCCACCAGCGATGGCAGGACGCTTATCGGTGGCCGGGGCCACAGACGGTTTCCCAGGCGTGCGGACGATCTGCTTTTGCAGCTTCTCCCACCTCGCCGGGGTCAGCACCTTCTCCGCCGTCGTCGGAGAAATCAAGCTGAAATCGTACATCTCGTCCTTGCGCAGGCGCCAGGACTTCAGGGTCTCCTCGACGCTGGCGGCGTCGGCCCACTTGCGGGGGCCTTGGCGCCCCTCGACCAGCTTGTAGCCGGGCACCTCGTCGCCAGCCATCAGCAGTCGCTCGACCTCGGCGCGGACGGCTTTGCACCAGTCCTCGACCAGCCCGACCTTGTCCATGGCCGACGCCAGCCAGTTGGGGTCGCCTTCCGAGACGACGTTGGCCGGCGTCAGGTCATCGAACTCGGACACGTCGGCCGCCACGAGTTGCAGCACCTCATCCTTCAGCGCCGGACACGACGCCTTGGCCTTGCACCAGCGGCATTGCTTCTCGCCGGGGGCCAGCGGCGCGCTGTCCGACAGCGCCAGCGTGGCGGCCTCCTTCACGGTCTGGCCGAAGGCGTGCAGCGCCTCGACAGGCATGACGAATTCGGAGACGTGGTTCTGGCGCGGCTGGTGGATGACCAACTGCACGTACTTGAAGTCGCCCAGAAACTCGTTCTCGTTCAGCGCCCCCAGGGCGTAGATTTGAAGCTGCTCGTTGTCGGCGGCGTCCACCTTGACGCCCATGCCGTACTTCAGGTCCACGACGTACAGGGTGTCGTCGCCCAGGATCACGGCGTCTGACGTGCCGAACTGGTCGGGCACGCCGACGACGTGGCTGAAGCTCAGCCGCTGCTCGATCAGCAGGGGCGAGGCGCCGGCGTACTCGCGCACCAGCTTGGCGTAGTCCCAACAGTGATCCACCATCTCCTGGGTGACCGGCCAGACCTCGCCCGCGACCTCGATGCCGGCGAGGCCGATCAGGGCCTCGGCATGCTCCTGGGTGCGGTCCTCTTGCAGCATCCACGACGCCAGTTCGTGGGCCGCCGTGCCCTCGTCGGCGTAGCGAGAGCCGGTGTCGGGGATCGGCTCTTCAAGGCGCAGCGAGCCGGGGCAGCGCATCCATCGGTGGGCGCCGGACGGGCTCAGCCGTGCGTGTTCAGCCATGTTCAGGTCTCCGTACTGTCGTCGTTAAGTTCCAGGGCCTCGCGCAGACGCTCGGCCGCGATCTCGTAGGCGTCGGCGTAGTAGCCGACCGTGCGGCTGTGCGCGGCTTGGCCGTCAAGCCACGCCAGCACAGCACGCACCTTGGCCTCTTGGTCAGACGACATCGGACGCGCGCTTGGTGAACTTGCCCGTCTTAGCGTCGCGAGGGCTGTCGTTCTTTTGCGCCTGATCCAGGGCCGCCCGAACCGTGTCCAGTTCCTTCTGATAGGACACGATTTCGTCGCGCAGGCGCGCGATGTCGGCGTCCTGCTGCTTGATGATGCGCTTGCGGTCGTGCAGCAGGATCAGGTTCTGGTCAGCCAGCCGCTCCAGTTCGGCCAAGTTGTGCTTGGTCTCGTCCAGTTCGCGGCGGAGCATAGAAATCGTAGTGAACGGCCACACGGTCAGGTCTCCTTGGGTTCGCGTTTCTGTTCCAACACGCCAATCCTACGCACCAACTCACTGCGGTCTACGTGAAGCTCCTTGATCGTAAGCTGATACTTACGCAGTTCCTTGGCGAAGTACGCATGCAAGTCCGCGTTCTTGGCGTTAGCCGCCTCTAGCGCGTCCGCATGGTCCTGCTCCTTGCGCGCCGTCTCGGACATCAGCCGCTTGTACTCGACGACGTGCCAGTCCAGGCGGCGTGTAAGCAGGGCGTTGTCGCGCGTCAGTCGGGTCAGGGACTGATCCTGCTCGCGCAGCTTGCTCCAGGGCCAGATGTTCACGGCATCGGCCCCCGAGGCAGCGGCGCCCGCTTGATGACTTTGTAGCCGTCAGGCATCTCAACCACCGTCACAAGGCCGCCACCCTCAAACAACCGCCACGCCCGCGACACCAAGGCTTTCTTGGACGTGACGATGCCGGCCGGGATGAAAACGAAGTCGCCGGTTTTCTTGCTGCGCAGGCGGTTGAGCAGCTTATCCTGTATGGCGAAGCGGCCCACCGAGTTTCGCGTCTTTTGCTCCGGCGCGGTTTCGATAAAGGGCAGTTCCTCTTCAAGCTTTTCGGCGGCGTCCTCAACAGGAGGCACGCCGGCCTCCGTCACTAGGGGCGGAACGGTCCGAGACATGGCCAGCATGAGGCCGGTCAGCACGTCGATCTTGGACGACATGGCATCGAGCTTGCGCTCCAGGGCCTTAAAGGTCTCGGTGTGCTCGCTCAGCAACACGACCTTCAGGGGGGCGACTTGAGATTTGGTTTGCGGGGACCACATGGCGTCAGCCCTCCATCAGAGCGGCAATGGTTTCCATCACGTCGGCGTAGTGGGCCGGGTCGATCTCCTGGGCCGACTTGTTGGCGCCGTACTTGTTCAGCAGGGCGAACACCGTCTCCCGGCCGCGCGCGACGGACAGTTGCAGCACGGCGTTCTTAACGTCCGCGTAAGAGATGGTGCGCTCAGCAGTCGTCGCAGTACCAGCGTCGTTCACGGCCGATCCAGCTTCCGAGGTAGAAGGCTGGGGCTCCGCAGTCGCAATAGGCGACGCTTCCGGCTGGGGGTCGGTTTTGGGCTCCTCGGCCTTGGGCTCCTCGGCCTTGGGCTCCTCGATGGGCTCGGGCGCCTGCTTCGGCGGCCGGGCCAGCTTGGCGCCGGGCGCAGGACCAGCGCCGCCGGTGTACGCGCCCAGAACGGCGCCGGGGGCCGGCTGCTCGACGCTGGTCCGCAGCGGACGGTCTTCCGCCACGGTGTCGGTCGAGGGCCAGATGGTCAAGTAGTCGAAAATCTGTTCCCGCAGCGCCTTGGCGTTGGGGGCGACGAAGGTGATTTCGATGGACATGGTTCAGGTCTTCCTTGTGTAAACAGTGATCAGAAAGCGCCGCCTGGATCGGCGGCCAGGGCCTCAAGCTCGTCTTCCAGCCGGCGCACCTCGTCCAGCGTCTCGTCGAAGCGCTCGGCCAGGACGGCCAGAAGTTCAGGCTGGGGTCGGCCGCTCTTGGCCTCGAACTGCGCCTCGCCCACCAACTGCTGGTCGGACAGGCACTCGTAGTATTGGCGACTGCGCACCTCAGGTCTCCTTCCTATGCGTAGGTCGGACTTTGCAACCTAGCGATTGCGCGGTCAATACCTGTTCAGGCAAAAAATTACAGACCCGCTAGAAACTCGACTTTGCCGTGGGCGACCGCCAGCATGGCCCCCTTGCCTGTGCTCAGGCGGGTGATGGCGTGACGCACGTTGGCCTCGCGGAAGTCGCGCTGGTCTTCGTTCGGCCCGGCGACGGTGTTCACGGCCAGGGTGATAAGCTGCTCGACGGTGACGCTGGTGATCTTCGGGTCGATCAGGGTGATCGCCTCCATCACGACCAGTTCCCAGGTGTCGAGCTTGCGCTTGCCGGGGACGGGCCGCTCTTCAGGCGGCGGCGCGGCCGGCATCTCGGTTTCCTCGACGACCATGGAGCTAATCACGTCGCCGTCGTCGTCCATGCCCAGCGGCACTTCGGTCAGTTTAAACGCCCAGGCTAGGTCGTCGCGCCCGTCCTTCTGTTTGGACACGCGCAGCACCCGCGCCGGGTCGCCCTTCTCGTAGGTGACCTCAAACTCCACGTCGGACGCCCCGCGCAGGCCGCTCCAGCCCCGCGCGCCCTTGCTCTGGTCTTTGCCGCTGTGGTGGACCAGCATGACCATGGAGCCGGTCGCCTCTCGGATGGCGCGGCAGTGGCGCAGGGCCAAGCCCATGTCCTCGCCGCTGTTCTCGTTGGCGCCCGGCATGACCTGCGCCAGGGTGTCGAGGATGATCATGTCGCCCGACCCAGCGCCGATGATCGCCTTGACCAGCGCGGTCACGTCCTCTTCGGCCAGCAGGTTCGGAGCGTCGTGGATGATGCCCAGGGGCAGCGACGCGATGCTGATGTTGTGGTGCTGCTCGTAAGCCTTAAGCCGCTGCGAGACGCCCCCGCCGCCTTCGGCCGCCACGTACAGGACGCGGCCCTGTTTGACCTTCTGGCCCCGCCACTCGCCGCCCCGGCAGATGGCCATGGCGAGGTCGAGGATGGCGAAGCTCTTGCCGCTGCCGCTCTGGCCATAGATCACGCCGAGGTCGGCCTCGGGCAGTACGCCCTTGATTATCCACTTAGGCGCGGGCCTTGAGGCAAATTCTCCGCCGGAATAGACGCGGTACTTTCCGGTCCAGTCCTCGGGTGTGGCGTAGCGGTCGGGGTTGGTCTCCGCTGCGTTGCTCCGCGCTTCTTCAGCGGCGCGGCTGATCAGGTCAAAAGACCTTGGCGGCTGTCCCGACTGCGCCCGCCGCTCGTTGGACATCTTCCGCAGCGTCGCCATGGTGATGGGGCGCCGGCTCAGGTCGTGGCGGTCGAAGCTCTGCCACTGGGTGCGCAGGGCCTCGGTCCCAGGGTACTGCGCCCCGCCGCTCGACCACGTGTCCCACAGGTCGAAGCCCTCTTCGCCGCCCTCGAATTCGTGGTGCAGGGCCATGCCTGTCTGTATCCACACGTCGCGCGGCTCGCTCGGGTCCACGTCGTAGAGCAGGGTGGTGGCGTCTTCGAGGGTGTAGCCGAGGGGCCGCAGCAGCATGGCCGCCTCGAAGGGGTCGATCTCGCCGCTCTCTTGGGTCTGCGTCCCCTCGAAGCGGCGCCGGCAAAGGGCCAGCACCTGTTCGTTGACGGGCGCGATGTAGTCGTCCAGGCCCAGCGCCTCGGTGAACGGGAGCGGATGGCCGGTGAAGGTGACGAAGCCCTTCGTGCTGAAGGTCTCGAAACCCCAGTCATGGTTCTTGCCACGGTGGCTCTTGTTGTTGCCCAGCACGCCCTTGACGAAGGCGCGCACGCCTTTGCCGCTCGGGCTGTACTCGGCGTAGGTGTCGCTGACGATGGCCTGCACCTCGGGCGGCAGGCGGCTGTCGTCTCCGACACAGTGGTCGAAGTCGAGGGCGGTCACGCCGAACTCGGGCAGCAGGGCGAGGCCCACGCCGTCGAAGCCGCGCTTGGACGCCGCGTCTCGGGCCGCCGGGAACGTCACCAGCTTGGCGCGGTCCTCGGGCGAACCCTGCTTGCCGAACCGCTTGCTGCCGCCGGCCCAGTACGGGACCTTCAGCATCTTGCCGGTGCCGGGCTCGGCCTCGTACCGCCAGATCAGCCAGCCTTGCAGGCCCCGCAGTTCGGAGGGGGCTTCAAGGCGGCGCAGGGAGGGGTTGATAGGCGCCACTGCTGTCATCGCTGGTGCGTTCAGGGCGCAATGAGGGTGGCGATTTCCAGCAGCGAAGGCTTAACCAGTTCGCGCGCCGGAATGCCGTAGTGGATTTCGATCTCCAACGCGCGGCTCGGAGGCACGTAGCCCTGCTTTTTCCAGGCGTAGACGACCTGATGGCTGACATCCAGTTTCCTCGCCAGGGCGAACCAATTACCCGCAGCTTCGGCGGCCCGGTCCAGGGCCGTATTCTTGGTGTCAGTCATCAGGTCAGTCCTCCAACACGCGACGCTAGTGCAGACAGTGGGTTGCGGTCAAGCCGCCTCTTTGCGAGCCGCCAGGAGCGCGGTCACCCCGCTCCAGCAGAAGGCGTAGCCGACCGTCAGCATGACCGCCGACAGGATCAGCGGGCCGCGTCCAGCCGGGTCCGTTTGCATCCCGGCATAGAACGCCATCATGAGCGAGCCGCCAGACAGGGCGGCGCCGGTCAGGACGACAAGCGTGTCGTTTAGTCGCTCTTTCATTGGTAAGTCTCCTTATTCAGTGACCATGGCGGCTCTCGCGGTTGAACAGCTCACCCAGGCCCATGCAGCGTTTGCACGCGCCGCCCAGGAGGTACTCCATGGCGCTCTGGTAGGGGTTCACAGGAAGCTCACGATGCAAGCGGCGACGCCGAGGCAAATCTGAACGAGGGTTCGTATGTCTCCGGTCATGGGGTCAAGCCTTGTGCTAAGTGTTCAACGAGGGCGATTACGCCACGTAGAGCGTTCGTGTCGTCGTATCGCCAGGAGTAGCCACGCCACGGTTGTTTCGTCGTGCGGGCCACAAGCGTACAGTCGGAACAGAGGGCGGGGACGGTATTGAATAGACCGTACCCGTCGAAGATTTTAATGTAGTCGAATTGATCGCTGACGAGAGCCTCAAAGGCGCCGAGAGCGTTCGGCGATACCCAACCGTATTCGTTTACCGCCTGCGGTTCCCAAGCCCATTGATCGCAACACAGGCATCTCGCCCCGTGTCGAAGGACGATGTTCTTCCGCGTTTCGGGTACGGCGACCGCCACGCGAGCAAGATGGTCGTAGGCGGCGCTTTGGCGTACGGCTCCGTAAGCTAACACCGCCGACCAAAGCTCGGCTGGAGACAAGTGACGCAGTGAAGGGTCCGCCCCCAAGTCCTGGGCCGCCACGATAGGGTGGTGGGTGTACTTGGTGTTATAAGACCAGTCGCGGATCAGTGAGCAGTGCTCGCCCTCGTACCACCACAGACCGTCTTGCTCGAAGCTATTGGAGGACATCACCATCCTCCCCATCAAGGCTGCGCTTATATTCCAACGCCAAGACCTCACGCTCGGCCATCTGTCGGTCGTACTCGCGCTCTTTACGGCGAGCCTCCCGCTCTTCTTTCGCGTCGAGGCGCAACTTCTCAGTGATCTCTGCCTCCAGGCTGGAGACAACGGTCTTGGCCAACAGGGCGAAGGCGGTGGCTTCCGCCGGGGTGGCGATGCCCGCGCGTATGTCCTCCATCTCACTCATGAGGGCGTCGCGAAGACCAGCGGTTGACCGCTCGAACGTCTTGCTCATGACGACCTCGCCATCGCTTCTATGGCCTCTGATGTGAAGGCATCACAGACCCGCTGTCCGGGAGCCAGACGGCGGGCGACGGTGCGCTCGAACGCAGCGAGGCGCAGCTCTCCCTTTGCTTGGCTCTCACGCGCCGCCGCACTGTCCTCCAGTTGGTCCTTGGTGGCCTCTCGGATCGGCGTCATGCCGAACAGGGTGTAGGCGTCCCAGAACACTAGGCGAGCCATGCGGGCGGATACGCGGCCCGCTACCTCGGGATCGCCCATCGTCGCCATGACGCGCCCTGTCGCCATGCTCATGGCGGACGTGCGCTGCTCCGAGAAGAAGTTACGCACGATCTGCCGTGCTCCCAAACTCCGTAGCTCGTCGCGCAGTCCCTCATCCGCTTGCCCGGCCAGCCACGCCGCCGCCAAGTCAGGTTTGTCGCTGTTGTGATCGAGGGCCTGCTTGGCCCAATCTCTGAGACTAGCGCGCATGTGCCGTCTCCCTAGCGCCGTGTAAACGGCTCGGGCAGTACGCCCGTCCGCCAGTCGTGCAGGTGGACGGCCTCGCGCTCCGCGACCCGCTCGATCTGGCGGGTGACGAGGGGCAGGATGGCGCTCAGGTCGTCGTCGGTCCAGCCCAGGACGGTGTAGGCGTCCTCGCCGAACACGTCCGTGGCGGCCTTGTCCAGGGCGCGCAGCACGGCGGCCTTGAACGTCTCTTGGGCGAAGTCGAGGTCGATGGTGTTCATGTCAGGTCTCCTCGTTGTCAGGATTGCCGCACCAAGGCGGCGACTAGGGCAAGTAGCAGCAGTTCAAGAAGCGGCACGTTTACACGCTCCACAAAGCGAACAGGGTCAGGGCGAGGTAGCCGCAAGCGATCAGAACTGCGGCCTCTAGGCTGGCTCTTAGGATGCGGGTCACGCTGCGCCCTCCGCACGGGCCAGCACCCAGCCGGGCGCGAAGACCGCCCCGCGCAGGTCCGCCCCGCGCAGGTCCGCCCCGGTCAGGTACGCCCCGCGCAGGTCCGCCTCGACAGTGCGCAGGACCGCGCCCGTCGTTTTGTGCTTGATCTCGATCATCAGATGTCCTCCAGGCTCAGGGCCAGCGCGTTGATGGGCTCCAGCAGGCTCTCCAGGCTGGTGTTGTAGTCGGAGATGACGGTCCAGCCCTCGTTGCCGTAGACGAGGAAGACCCAGGCGGTGCGGCCATCCTTGCGGAGATACAGCCGGTCCTCGTCCGTGTTCATCAGCTGGTCGAGGACCTCGGCCCGGTCGGTCGTCCAGGGGAAGGTCTCGCCGCCGTCGTCCACGCTTAGCTCGTAGCCCTCGGCCAGGGCGTGGTCGATCAGGGCCGTGACGATCTTGCGCTCGATCACGATACGGGCGCGGGTGCCAGGGTCGGCGATGTCGTTAAGGTCTTTCGGGTGCATGGTCAGGTCTCCTTGGTCAGGTCAGGTCAGGTCGCCCCCGGCGGACTGCGCCGGGGGCAAGTGATTAGTTGCATGTGCAGCCGGGCGCTTGCAAGCCCCTATTTAGAGGGCTCCTTGACCCCGCCGACGATGAAGAGTTCCGCCTTGGCGCGGGTGACCATGACGTACATCAGATTAAGCTCCTGCTTGGCTTGCCAGTCGCGCGAGGTGCGGGCCGGTTGTAGCTCCTCCAGGCCCAGGAGGTGGACCCGGTCCCACTCCCGCCCCTTGCTCTTATGGCCACTGCACAGGACCACACAGGGCGTCACCTCGCCCGCCTTGTCCTCGAACAGGGAGCCTATGACGGCGCACAGGGCGTCCACGGTGTCGCCCCCCTGCTCGCGGGTCCGCTCGATCAGCACGCGCAGCGTTTCAACGCGGTCCTCGGCGTCCTGGGCGCGGCGCGCGTCGTCCTTCGCCTTGGCCTTGACGCGCTCAGCGTCCAGCCACTCCTCCAGGCGGTTCTCCAGGGCCGCCAGGGTCTTCACGCGCTTCCACCGGGTCGCCAGCTTGATCAGGCCGCCGCCAACCTCCCGGCCCTCGATCTTGGCGGGAATGCCGCTGCGGATCAGCTTGAAGGCCAGGGAGACCAGATGCTTGTTGAAGCGGCAGAGGACCGCGTCGCCAACCTCCACGGCCCCCACGATGTCGCGGAAGTCGTAACGCTCGACGGAGCCGTCGATAGCCGTGTCGGCCGCCTGGATATGGGGCGCGTACTTCCGAGCCTCGGCCACCACGGCCTTGGGACAGCGGTAGGAGACGGTCAGGGGAAGGCGTTTACACGCGAAGGCGTCCTCCAGTTGCTCCAGGCTGTCGTTGTCGGTCCCGGTGAAGCCGTAGATCGCCTGGGCGCGGTCGCCCACGGCCACCAGACGCCCGCCAGGACGCAGCAGGGCCGCCGCCAGCGCCCGGCGCGTGGGGTTGGTGTCCTGGGCCTCGTCGATGACAACCCAGTCGTTCTGGAGCAGTCGCAGGCGGCGTTGCAGCGGCAGATAGACCATGTCGTCGAAGTCGATGGTCTCAAGGTCGGCGTTGGACCGACGCAGGGTCTCCTGGGCCAGCCGGATCGTGTCCAGCACGCGGCCCTCGAAGCCGTCAGGCAGAGTGTCGTCCAGGGCGAAGTGGTCCACCATGGCCAGCCACGCGTTGTCATCGGTCAGGGGCGTCAGGGCGCCGATCCCGCGCTGTTTGGCCATGGAGACGAACGCCGCGACGGCCCCCGCTAGGTCCAGGGCCTCGCCTTGCGAGCGTTCGAGCAGGAGCGCCTTGGCGATCTTCTGGACCTTGCTCGCGTCCACGGTCAGCGCGTGGGACTTGCCATAGGCATAGCGCAGCGCGTTCGACCCGACGCTGTGGAACGTCTTGGCGAAGGCCCCTTTCCGGTCAGTCGGCAGGCGGGCGTACAGGTCGGCGGCGGCCGACGCGTTGTAGGCCAGGAACAGGACAGAGCCGGTCATGTAGGGCAGGCCGTGAATGATGGTGGTGCTCTTCCCGGCGCCGGCGACGGCTTCGAGCACGGCCGATCCGGTGTCATGGGCCAGCCAGTTGAAGTACGCGGCTTGGGCGGGCGAAGGGGTGAAGGTGCGGGTCATGTCAGGTCTCCTAGTCAGTCTGTGCGAGGGCGGCCCCAGCGGCCCCCTCTGACGCCTTAGGCCCGCCACCGTCAGGAGACGGCGCGGGCCAGGGCGGCGGGTTGTCCGCAGAGTGGTGGCGTTTACACGGCCTTGGCGTCGATCCAGTGGGCGACGGCGCGGTGCGCCGCTTCGACCGCTTCCGGGCTGAAGTGCTCGGGGTAGGCGGCGATGACGCAGTAGGCGGCGCAGTCCTCCTCGAACCACGCGGCGCCGAAGCCGTGCGACCATTCGGCGGCGTAGCGTTGGTGTGCGGCGGGGATGCGGGAGAGCGCGTCCGCTTCGAGGTAGAAACCGCCGTGCGAAGCGGTGGTGACAACCCAGATGCCGGGGGCGATTTGTTCGACGGTCTGCGGGGCGCCCCAGGGGGTGTTGGCGAAGGGGGCGCGGGCGGCGGTCGAGAGCGAAGAGGAGGCGAACATCGGAAGCCTTTCAGGTCTGTTTCAGCCCGTGAGCCAGTCCCACGGGGACCTTGTAAATATCAGCAATGCAAGAAATTACAAGGGGTTTGAGAGGGGTGATTTTGGGCCGTACAGCCATGCGCCGTACTGCCAGTAATCCAGGGCGTACAGGAAATGGCTGTAGGCGTACGGTTCCTGGCTGTACGCCGTACGCCGTACGCCGTACGCCCCGTAGTACCCCT